ATAATATGATTCATAATAATTACTCCTTTGTTATTCTGTACTTAAAAAGGCTGCGCTTTTAGCACAACCTTTAGATATTTAATGAAATTAGTAGTCCTCGCCAGTAATTTCTCTAAATTCTTCTTCTGTAATCCACTTCTTTATTACTGCATTGCGGACTCTAACAATGTTCCATAGCCCTTCATCATAAAATTCTTTGACCAGTTTAAATTTCTTGCTCATTTTCTTCACCTTCACTTTCAGCGTCCAATTCAACGTCAGACATCATTGCAATATATTCGATGTTTGAGCGGTTGATTTCAGCCTGAGAGATAGCATTCTCTTGTTCTTTCCTGTCTTTTGGTGACATTTTGTTTCTAATTAACTTCATGTTGATTCCTCTACTTTCTCCAAATATCCTTTCGTTCTATTAATCAGTTTATAAGAGTTACCTTTCGAAGCGTTATTCGCCCACGATCCAAAGCAATCATCAATTTTGTCTTGTGTAATCTCATTCTTCTTCAACAACTGCACTTGACGATATAATTTCTTCCTCTCATGCTTAACATTTTCACTATTGAGAGTCATGATGATTTTTCCGGTATTTGTAACATGATAATAAAAACCTAAAAACAAGAAACCGTCTTTTAATGGTTTTATATGCGTTTTCTTAATATTCACAGAAAATCCAATATCATTTAGTTTTGATTCAATTTTGGCTAAACAGTATTCAAGATACTCTTTTGATTTATGTGATATGTAGAAATCATCCATATATCGAATATAATCTTCGATTCCTAATTCTTCCTTGATGAAATGATCAATAGAGCTCAGCAAAGAAATGCCTGCTATCTGAACCATTTGTGAGCCCGGATTGTATCCTACGTCGCCTTCATACTGAGTATTAAGTACATCACATACCATTTCATAATCGACATCATTCAAGCATTTTCTAAAAACCTTCTCTACTTCTTCATGACGCATATTTGGATAATAACCAGACACGTCAATTTGAAGTACATAACCATCAAGTCCATAATTTATAAAGTGCCTTCTCAAATACTTTTTCACTAATTTTCTTGCAAAGTCTGTACCTTTGCCTTTTTGACAAGCGCAGTTGGAATGAATAAATGATTTAGTAGCATTCGGATATAATACTAAGTCATTAATTGAACGCTGATAAATCCTATCTTCAAAAGGGATTGATAAGCCATCTCTAGGCTTAGGATAGGTAATTCTAATCTCTTTTGGTTTGCCATTTTTCCATTTGCCTTCTCTGAATTTACGTTCCATTTTGTAAATCCTTTCGGGAGCATTGAGGTTAAATGACATAACACTCGGCTTCCAGCCTACGCCTTTCTTGCATTTGATAAATGATTCCCATAATGCATCATATGAGGTTATATCTTTATTGTATTTAATAAAATAAATCCTCCTGTCATAGTTACGTAACTGCAAACAGTCACGCAACATCATTTCGGTATTGTTTACGGATTAAAACCGACGGATTTCGGTTCCTTGCGTAAAAAACTAGCCATTCCACAAACACTATGTGTATGCCATCGGTTGGCTATTATCGCAATCGGGGGTGCAGCGATTCGCATTAGTCGCGTTGTTGTTGTTGACATTGCCAGATGTGTTCGCATTCCACACATTATTCGCATTGTTGAGATTCGCAGAGCGAAGACGCACTAAAAAAATTCAACCTACATCCGATATAATTTTAGAAATCCTTATAGCGGCTTTTGTCAGCTTTGTACCATTTTCCTAGCAATGTTCTTGTGTCCAATGTCATGCCTACCCAATAGCCAACTTTTCTACCTCTCAAATGAAATAGCCTTTGAGCAATATTTATGTACGAAAGCAAGTTATTACAGTAGATAATAGCCTTATGTTCCAATGCAAGTCTTGTTTTCTTCGATTCTTCATCAGTGACACGAATATTGTTAGCTGTATTTGCCGACATAAATATATTAGTCGCACAGTCTACTGTCTTATCGATGAACTTCTGATACTTTTCATCAAACACCTTTGGATTAGAGCATATCTTGATTGTGTGAACACTTAAATTTAGAGCTTTGTTAAGAGAGATAAGCCCTCTATTCTGTGGAGTATCTGGTACATTTCTTTGACCGACATTTACCGCCATAAAATTTCCTCCTTATCTTTTTTATTGTAAATCGGTCCTCCGCCGATCCGTGGGTCGGCGGATTACCTAAGATTACCCGATTACGCAAACGGGGGTGCAGCGATTCGCATAAGTCGCGCCGCTGCCGTTGACACTGCCAGACGTGCCCGCGAACCACACATGACTCGCACTGCTGAGAATCGCAGAGCGAAGACGCACTAATTGTGCGGAGCTATGATTTTCGATTGCATATGTGATGTTTGGAGCATAGGCAGTGTAGTCAGCCAATGGACTGTCTAACCCTAACTGTTCCTTCATTAACGGATAATATGTTCCTTCTCCTGCTTTCTGAGGAGTGTAATACAATTCTTCTTTTGAAGGCAGGAACACCTTGTCATATGTGTATGATTCAACACCGCCGTGTGTTGGATTGTTTTTCCATGTTTTGACTTTAACAGTTTGCATCGAATTATATAGCTCGTCACTGATTCCGCATAAGAATCCACTCACAGTTTTTAACTGATCAGGAGCAATATCCCACTCGTCTTGAGCAGCCCACCATTCTCCCTTTCTTTTGCGAGAATTTAAGTATTGTCTGTATGCTGAGATTTCCCAATCGTTATTGCCATAGGCAGTCTCCTGCATGGAATTTAAATTGCCATCTCTTGTATTAAGTTTTAATGTTCCTAAGAATGTACCGTCTGTGCCTTCAGTAACGGTAATAGCGTTTTCTAAAATATCAATACCATTTGCATCATACGCATACACTTTCCAATTTGATGGGTTAACATCAGGCATTGAATAGAATCCAGCCAATCTACCACCTGTTGGCACGTCATTAGTAATAGTAAATTGATATGATTTATCCTTTTTGGCATTAGTGCCCCAATCAGCTCCTAATGTAATATGATACGTTCCTGCAGTCAGCCCGTCTCTACAAGCGTAGAAAGCTCGATTGTGAGAGAACTGAATTGGTCTTAATGTAGCCCAATGTTGCTTTAAGAACATGCCGTGAATAGTGCTTTCTCTTGTTTCCACATCTTCAAATTTAGCAACATCCCAAGGATTTGAATATTCCTTATTATTGTTATCAACATCTAACCAATTTTCTTCGATTTGATCTCCGTAGTTAAGGAAATGTTCAGCTTTTCCAGAGCGTACTAATTCTGATAATTCAGTCCATGAATTATCTTTTTTAAGAGTTTTGTAAAGCAATTCAACAGTAGCGTTGGTGTCCTCAATAGCATCTTCATTTGCTGCGACTCTGGTATCAAGAGCGTTATAACTACTAGTTCGTTCATTGGTTTCATCATTGATCAATAATCGTAAATCAGCATCTGCATTCTCTCTTGCAGTTGATTCAGCATTGATAAGCGATTGTAAGTTTGTATCAGCATTCGCCCTTGCAGTACTTTCATTTGCAAGACTGGTGCTTAATTCATCAACTCTGCCATCTATTGAAGACATGTCTTGCGATAGATTACTAACAGTAGTATTAATTCCGCCAATGGCATTTGTGTTAGTTGTGACTCTACTATCAAGATCACTAATAGTGCTCTCCATTGTTGGTACACTCTGTGACAAACCATCAAGCGTTGTCTTATCGCTTGAAGTCATGCCACTATTTACAGCAGCTAATTGTGAATCACTTAAGCTATTCTGCTTTGCATTAAGCAAGGCGTCACTTTCTGATTTAGTATATCTATCATTGATGAGTGATTGTAAGTTTGCATCCACATTTGCTCTTGCCGTGGATTCAGCATTAAGTAATGCATCAGTTTCAGTCTTTGTATACCTATCATTGATAAGACTCTCTAGTCTAGTATCAGCATTTTTTCTTGCAGTGGTTTCATCATTAAGCTTAGTGCTTAACTCATCTACCTTATCACCTATTGACGATACATCTTGCGATAATCCATCAACAGTATCCTGCATAGTAGCCACGTCTTGCGATAACCCATCTACCTTATCTTCGCATTCATCTACCCTGTCAATAAGAATTTGCCAATTTGAAGGCATTGGTTCGTCAGGGTTTACACCACCATCATAATTGATGTTGGCATCACCATTAAATCTGAATGCAATCTCATTTGTAGTGTAACGCTTTTTGCATGTCATGTAGTCCTGTGTGTCAGTGGCAAAAAGCGTCATTTTAAACTTAAGCTGCTTTAAACATTCAAATGGAATAGAGCATGTATTGTCCGCTGTAACTTCTTTGACATATACGTTGCCATTTTCATCATGGAACTGCGCCCATAAGTACGGCAAATCCCAACCACCGTGAACGTGACCTAGGTCATCTGTTTCAAATTTGAAATTACAACAGAGTGTGTCTATAGTGTCTGTTGATGAGTAATATTTTTGGCTGTAGTCCAGCCGTTGCCCATCTACATTAAATCTGATGTAATCCATAAGCGTTTCCTCCATTTCTTCTAGTAGTCTTCACCTGTTATTTCTTTGAATTCCTCTTCGGTGATCCATTTTTTAATTACTGCATTTCTAACTTTTTTGATATCCCACATACCTGCACGATACCAATATAGGACCTTTTCAAATTTACTCATCATAACTCAACATCTCCCATCATTGCTAAATATTCTAATTTAGCTTCAATGTCTCTATCCTTTAATTCTCTTGATGTTAAAGGTCTAATAATGAGATGCTGTTTGCCATCAACTTTGAAGTTATTGCAGCACACCATGTTTTCATACTCAGTATTGTCAATGAGTACTTTAACTAAATTACTCTCTTGTAATTCATCATCAGGTACTTCTGTTTCTGGAATGATGTTATTTCCATTAAGTGCAGCTTCAAACTCGAAGCCATCATCAAATCTAACTTTCATATTTACCCTCCTAACATGTTACTAAATTACTGTTCAGGTTCTCCAATAATGCAGGCGAATGGACGCACTCCAATATTGTTGGAAGCGAACTCTCTTTCTGCTGCGCCAAAGCTATCAACACCAGCGAATAAGGCCGAAGTGATAACATTAGTTAACCAATATCTTTGTCTAATGTTAATTTTAGTCTGATCTAGCACAAACAACTTAAACTGCGTTTTCTGCGATCCTACATCATAAGCCCCTTGATCGTTCTGACTCCACACAGCATGACCATAAACTTGCTCTTCGTTCATTAACTCCACTCTCATAGCTCTCCAAGCATATCCAGAAGGAGCACCACCGGTAGCATTATCAGTGATATTTGAATATAACCCTTGATGTTCTGGAATAAACGAACTGCCGAAAGCATTGTCAAAAGCAGTTCTAGCATTATCTAGATTCGTAGTGTACATAGCACTACATGAATAACAATTTAATGTAATATCTGTTAAGTTCATTTGAGCACGGTATAAAATCGTATCTGGTACGATAACAACATGATGTTTAGTAAATGGAACATCACCGACATTATAATAGTAATCAAAATCGGCAATTCGCCAATTTATGTTGTTGATGGTCCAGTAGTCGCCAATAAACAAATCGTCAAATGTACCATTAGCAATAGCTGCTTTTTGTTCATTTGTGTATGTATCTCCTAAATACTTTCCTCGATAAATACTTGAATGAAATCCAGCGCCAGTGCCTGTTAATGTTTTTTTATCTACGTTGAATAGGATATTATCAAATTCTTCAATAGCATCTGACACAGGCTCAATATCAATAAAATCATCATTGTCTGGTACTGTGATTTTATAATTAGTTGTTTTTCTGCTCACTCTTTATTCACCTCTTCGTAAGTTTTTATAAGTTTTATCCCACAATGATTTATAAGTCATATCAGAATAATCATTAAATGATTTACCTTCGATAATTTTTTTATTCTTGGCTTCGTTCCAAGTACTGCCTGCCAACTGTCTCCAAGTCTTGTTGTGCAATTCTCTATAGTGATAGAAACGATATGACAATTCGATGTACATGTTCATTGGCACAATTTTTTCCAGAAGACTTTTAACAACATCATACTGATTAGATCTTGATAGAGGCACCTCGACATGCAGTATCATATTTCTAGTATCCTCCTCTACAATGACCTCATCACCGCATAACTCGATTAAACGTCTTTTTAAACTGTTGAACGTGTAAGGATGCATTTCATGCCACCTAGACTGTACACGCAGTTTTCTGTCTTCTAGGTTGTCAGTGTCAAGCGGCACGATATCTAAGATTTTTTCTCTTCTTGCGATACCATACTCAGTAGATGTTTCAATAAAGATATCATCATGTACTGCTTGCACATCATCCATATATTTTGACATCAGTTTTTCAGAC